ATCCGATCGATGCATACAAGCGTCTCGCATCGGATGCTGGGTTCACGCCTGGCGCGATCGCGGCCGTCACGCGTGAGCGTGTGGCGAAGCAGCAGGCAGTATCTAAACCTAGCGAGACATCCCTCGGCACGCTCGTAAGAACCTACGACTACACCGACGAGCGCGGCGTGACTCTCTACCAGGTCTGCCGGTACGATCCGAAGGACTTTCGGCAACGCCGGCCGGACGGCAAAGGCGGCTGGGACTGGAGCCTCAACGGCGCGCGCCTGGTGCTCTACCGGCTTCCGGACGTGCTGAAGGCTGAAACGGTGCACCTCTGCGCTGGCGAGAAGGATGCCGATAACCTGCGCGAGATGGGACTCGTCGCCACCACTAACGCCGGCGGCGAGAAGAAATGGGACGCCTCGTTCACCAAAGCTCTCGCCGGCCGCAATATCGTGCTCTGGGTCGATAACGACCGCGCCGGCATCCAGCGCGAGACTCGGCTACTGCGCGAGCTCGCACCTGGCGCTAAATCGCTTCGGCCGGTCCGGACGCCATACGGCAAGGATGTCTCCGACTGGATCCAGCACGGCGCCACGGCTGAGCTTATAGCTGGCCACGTGCGGAGATCGCCAGACTACGCGCGCCAGTCGTTCGCGGCGGCCGGCGCGATGTCGGAGCAGAAGGTTCCGGCCAACGAGATCGGTCGCGCGATCCTGGCTCGCCACACGATCATGAGTGGCCAGCAGGGCTACGTCTGGGAATACACCGGCACGCATTGGAGACTGGTAGATAATGGAGCGCTCGAAGCGTACGCCCACCAGATAGACACCGTCGAACACACCTCACGGCGCCGCTGTTCGGAGGCTGCCTCGTTCGTGGTGCGCGAGTCCTACAACCCAAACCTCACGTGGAACCGTTTGGAGCCGTATGAGATCGCGTTCGCAAACGGCGTGCTGAACCTACGGCTGGACAACCTGATGCGCGATCATCGGCACGAAGATAACCTCGAAGCGGTAACGCCCCATACATTCCCTGGTTCGCAGGCCTGCCCGAACTGGGTTGCTGCTCTTGAGCGCTACTTCCGCGGTGATCCTGACTCGGCCGAGAAAATAATCGCCCTTCAGGAATTCTTCGGCTACTGCCTGATGCCGCATGCGCGCTATAAGAAGTGCCTGATGCTCGAAGGCGAGTCGAACTGCGGCAAATCGCAGATCCTGACGGCGATCGAGATCCTGGTGGGCTCGGAATACGTCTGCTCGATACTGCCTGGCCTGATGGACGATGCGCGCAACCTGGAGCCAATCCTTGGCAAGCGGGCCAACATCGTGCATGACCTGCCCAGCAACACAGTGATCGCCGATGGCGGCTTCAAATCGCTGATCGACACCGAGCACAGCATCACCGTGCGGCCAATGTACAAATCTCCCATGCAATACCGGCCGATCGCGAAGCATATTTTCGGATGCAACCGGAGGCCGCGAGTGAATGACCTCACCGGCGGCGTCTACAATCGCATCCTTTATCTGAAGTTCAACAACGTGATTCCGGCGGCAGAGCAGGATCCGTTCTTTGCCGACAAACTGCTTAGCGAGTCGGAAGGCATCGTTTGGTGGGCAGTGCTGGGAGCTGCGCGGCTACTGGAGCGCAATGGCAGGTTTACGGAGCCACAATCGTCACGGGAAGAACTGGCGGCGTATAGAGAAGAGCAAAACCCGATCGGTGGGTTTATCGAGATGCACTGTGAAATTCCGCCGGCGGATCTCGACCCAGAGCAGGCGAGGCGAACTTATGCCGCTTCCTTTACAGAGTTCCGAAGACTCTATGAAGCCTATCGGAAGCAGAACATTTCCCCTCAGAGCCTCGGTATGCAGTTGAGGGCCGCAGGATTCCTATCGGAAAAGCCAAAGGGCGGAGAATTCCGGGATCAGCGCATCATTTTCGGGCTCAAGTTGAAGAACCAAAAAGCCCCCGACACTCCCCAAGAACATCCCGCCGACTGGGTCTAATCCGCGCCAGAACCGCGCCTAATCAAGAACCAGAATTGGGACAACCTTGGGACAACCTGGGACAACCTTTCCATCAAGTTGTCCCAAACTTATCTATTCACCTTTTCTTATACTTACGAGGAATTGGGACAACTGGGACAACCTTTTCTCTTATGTAGTGAAAGTGAGTGTAAAGAAAAGAGAATATATAGAAGAGTGCGAAAAAGTTGTCCCAGTTGTCCCAGTTGTCCCATTCTTTTTACTTTCAACAAGATAGAGTTGGGACAACCTTAACGCTAGTTGTCCCAAAGGTTGTCCCATTTCCCTCTGGTCGAGTCTCTCTTCTACCTGCGAATCTGGGTCCATGCCCGGCGGAAGACCACCTAAATTCAGCAGTGTAGAGCAGCTCGAAGGGCTCATCGCGGCGTATTTCGTTGACCGAGACGAGAAGCGCAAACCCTACACGATACAGGGCTTAGCTGCTGCTCTCGAAACCACGCGGGAAACACTCCTGGATTACGAGAAGGATAAGCCAGCCTTCGCCCAGTTCTCTGACAGCATAAAACGCGCGAAGTGTCGCATCGGTGCGGACGTCGAGGAGCGGCTACTGTCCGGCGAGCAGCACGCGGCCGGCCCGATCTTCTGGCTGAAGAACCATGGCTGGGCAGACAAACAGGAGCGCGAGCTGTCCGGCGGCGTCACGATCACGTTCACGGATGCGGAGAAGGAAGCATGAGCCCTGACTACCTCCGCGGCCTGCATGACGCCCTGGACATCGTCACGAGCTGGATCAACGGCGCCAACACCAGCGATGAGCAAAAGCTCGTACTGGCGGACGTGGCGGCCGATATCCGCGTCAAGCTGCCGCCTGACGATCCCCAGTCGTGAGCTTCATCCCCACGTCCAGGCAGCGGGAAGCCATCAACCTACTCGCCAGCCCACAGCGCCACACGGGCCTTGTCGGCGGCTCACGTAGCGGCAAGACCACCACCTTCACTCGCCATTGCTGTATACGCGCCCTGAAGGCGGCAAATAGCCGGCATGTGATCTTGCGGCGCCACTTCAACAGCGCTCGCAAGTCGATCTGGCTCGACACGCTGCCTGGCGTCATCCGCAAGTGCTGGCCGCAGCTCTCGCCGATGCTGAAGCGCAACGAACAGGATTGCCGGCTGATCTTCCCGAACGATGCGGAGGTGTGGGTTGCAGGACTCGACGACAAAGAGCGTATCGAGAAGATCCTCGGCACCGAATACGCCACGATCTATTTCTGCGAGTGCAGCGAAATCCCGTGGCCCACGATCCCGGTTGTCCTGACTCGGCTCGCCCAGAACATCACTGGCTTGCGGCAGCGCGCCTATTATGACCTCAACCCCACTGGCACGGGCCACTGGACCTACCGGCTATTCATACAGCACCAGCAGCCCGAATCGCGCGAGAAGCTGCCCGATCCGGAGAACTACCGCATGCTGTACATGAACCCGAACGACAACGCGGCCAATCTGACGCCAGAGTACATCGCCTCGCTGGCCAGTTTGCCAGAGAAGCAGCGCAAACGCTTCTTGCTGGGTGAGTACGTGGCGGAAGTCGACGGTGCGCTGTGGACGATGGAGTTAATCGAGCAGGATCGCATCGACGTTGATTCACTCCCGCAGTGCCAGCGCGTTGTCATCGCGGTAGATCCTTCCGGTTCGAAGGGCGAGTACGATATAAACTCCGACGAGATCGGCCTAGTCGCTGTCGGCCTCGGAGTCGACAAGCGGCTGTACATCCTCGAGGATCGCACCGGCGCCGGGTCGCCAGAGCAATGGTCGCGCAAGGCTGTGCATATGTATCACAAATGGCAAGCTGACGCGATCGTGGGTGAGGCGAACTTCGGTGGAGACATGGTGCGGGCCTGCATTCACTCAGCCGATCGCAACGTGAGGTATAAACCTGTCACGGCAAGCCGCGGTAAAGCCGTACGAGCCGAACCAGTCGCTGGCCTGTACGAGCAGCATCGAGTCTCGCACGCTGGCCGCTTCCCGCAGCTTGAGGATCAGCTTCTAAACTTCTCGACCGCGGGCTACATGGGCGATCGTTCACCGAACAATGCCGACGCGCTCGTGTGGGGCGTCACTGAACTCGCCCTTGACATACCTACCGATGGTTTGCTGGAATTCTACCGGGGCGAGACGGTGCTCAAAGTCCAAACCGCTGCGGCGCTTATAAAACCAACGATCTCACCCCAAACCCCAACGTGCACCGCGTGTGGATCTGCTGCCGTGCACGTAGTCAGCGCAACGCACAACCGATGCGGGCAGTGCGGAGCCACATGGCAGACTACGCCGACTCCGGAAGCTTATCCGCTGGCTGATCGACCGTTCGCGAACTACCTGCGCAAGTAAGCACGCTCCTGATCAATCCTGATCGCTCCTGAACTGGTCGAGTTTCCAAATCCCCGCTAAAGTTCGGTTCAGTGCTCGACTCGACACCCTCGACACCGGACAAAAAAACCGTGCCAATAGAACGGCAATACCTCACCTTGGGCGGGGCCGCTGTCATTGTGGCTTTCGCCTGTGGCTTGGCGCTCAACGTTGGCAGCAAGCTTCAGAACATTGAAAACCTTACGACGCAGGTCCGAGAACTGGCCGCTGCTGTCAACACCCAGACCGTGGCTTATCAGGTAAGTGAAAAGGAAAACCTTCTCAGCCTCGCGGACCTGAAAGCGCGTGTGACGGTGCTTGAGGACGAGCGCGCCGAGGGACGCAAGTAAATGCAGTGGCTACGCCGCTGGTTCGTTCTGCATTTCGTCCGTGTCGATCCAAACGCGAAGTGCCCGGCATGCGGCTGGAGTAAGGGAAAGATCGTGTACGCCGAACGAATGATTGCCCATCACTGCGATGTCTGCACCGCGGAGTGGGCAGAGCCGTGTGTAGTTCAACCCAGCATCTGGAGCGCATGAAATGCCTGAGCCAATCATCCTCGAACACCTGATCAGCCTCATACGAATCGTATTTGGTCTCTAGTACCTTGCCTAAGCAACCCAACGTCGGACCATACCAAGCACCGCGGGTGCTCTCGCCAAGCCAGATCCTCGCCACCGGCGGGACGCAGAACGTCCGCGGCGTCGGCATGGCCGATTGGTTTGGACCGCTACAGCCAATCAAGCCCGTTGCGCCGGCGGACACAAAGCCGCGCCAGTGGGAGTATGCTCCGGGATCGAACTTAGTCTGGACACCTCGCGGCGAAGAGACAATCTCGTTCGCGATGCTGCGCAACCTTGCCGACTCGTACGACCTGCTACGCGGCGTGATCGAGACGGTGAAAGATCAGATTTGCAAAGAGGCCTGGTCGATCAACGTTAAGCCAGAGCCTGGCGAGAAGAAGAAGGACCGCGAGAAACGTCAAGCTCAGAATCCAGACGTAAAGACGCTCACGGCTCTGTTCGAGGCACCTGACGGGGATCACGACTGGCCCACATGGCTGCGCATGGTGCTTGAGGACATGTTGGTCCTCGATGCGCCGGCGGTCTACATCGAGCGCGCGATCTCTGGCGTCACGCCAACAGGCAAGACCATGAAGGCCGCGGACAACTCTACCGTGCCTGTCGTTCGTGCTCAGCAAGCGGGCAAGGTAAATGCATTGCGGCCAGTCGATGGCGCCACGATCAACCGCTACATCACCACGCAAGGCTTCATCCCGTCTCCGCCATCGGCCGCGTATTGCCAGACGCTCTACGGATCTCCCGCGGTCGATCTCACCACGGCCGATCTCGTCTATGCCCCACGCAATCCGCGCACGTGGAAGATGTACGGCTATAGCCCGGTCGAGCAGATGATCGTGACCGTGAACATCGCGCTTCGGCGCGAGATGTTCCAGTTGCACTATTACACCGATGGCAGCGTTCCGGATGCAATGACATTCACTCCGCCGAGTTGGACGCCTGGCCAGGTGAAGGAATTCCAGGATTACTGGGATTCGATGCTCACCGGCAACCTACGCACTCGTCGCCGTATGCGCTTCCTGCCATCGTTCGGTGAGTCCACAGCCAAGCCAAACATCGTCTTCCCGAAAGAGGCGCTACTAAAAGACGAGATGGATGATTGGCTGGCTAAGCTGATCTGCTATTTCTTCTCGGTCCCGAGTACGCCACTCCAGAAGGCAATGAACCGGGCAAGTGCGCAGCAGAATGCAGACGACGCGGAAGAGTCAGGACTGGATCCGAAACTTATCTGGGTCGAGTCGATGGTTAACCGGATCATCCGGCTACTGCAGTATGTCGGAGTCGAGTTCGCATTCTCTCGCCATCGCGAGACTGACGCTCTCAAGCAAGCGCAAGCGGACAACGTCTACATCGGCAAAGTGAAGCGCGTAAACGAGGTGCGTGAGGATCTAGGCCTCGATCCAGACCCGAACCCTCTCGCTGATCAACTTGGCGAGTACACGCCGATGAACGGCTTTATCCCACTGGGGACGCAACCGGCACAGCAGCAGGCGGGCGCGGACGGCGAGAAACCGCAAGCGGACAAGCCGGACGACTCGAAGCAGATGGATCGTAACCGCGCGGAGAAAACCGTTCGGGTGCACCAAGTACTGGAAGAGGTACGCAGCGAGCGCACCACTCGCAAACTCGAACGCGCGGTCGCCTCGTTCCTGAAGAACGCTGGTGAGCAGGCGGCGAGTCGAGTTGCGGCAGAACTCGGAGCCAAGAAAGCCGCGAAGCCTCTACCACTCGACGACGACGAAACGGCGCGACTCGTCAACACGGCAATCGTGATTCCCTGGGAGGATCTAGTTCCCGTGGTCCGCGAGCCACTGATCGAAGCTGCGCAGCAGGGAGCGACGTCTGGGCTGCTGAGTGTCCACGCGGTGACTGGGCCGCTGTTCTCGAAGTCCAATCAACTCGCGGCGGACTTTGCCGCGCATCGAGCGGCGGAACTCGTCGGCAAGAAACTGGTCGACGGCGCGCTGTTAGACAACCCATCGGCGAAGTGGGCGATAGACGAAACAACGCGCGAAGAATTGCGGCGCACGATCACGCAAGCACTCAGTGAAGAGACCACGGTGGATGAACTCCTGGACGCTATTCGAGAGTCGCCAGCATTCAGCGAGCAGCGGGCGCGCATGATCGCCAGGACGGAAGTATCGCTCGCGCAAAGCAATGGCACGATGGCGGCGTGGAAAACAACCGGGCTGGTCGAGTCCCTGAAATGGGTACTATCCTCCGATCACAGATGTTGCGACGAGTGCGATCTCAATGCGGCGGCGGGTCCAGTGGAGTTTGGGAAGGCTTTCCCTTCCGGCGACTTCACGGCACCAGCACATCCGAATTGCAATTGCGCCGTGATCGCAGCGAAGGTTAGGTACTGATGTCTTACCGGCTCAAGATGAAAGTCGCGTCCGTAACGCCAGTGGCCTCGCACAACGCGGCCAATCCAGCGATCAAGACGGTACAGGCTCGGGACGTGATTGAGATGAACGTTGTGGCCGTGGACGGCGCGGCTTCGGAGAACTCGAACTACGCGAAGCTTACCGTGTCTGGAAGCCTGCAGATCACAAGCTCTGATCCGGCGCTCGTAAGCACGGTGAGGGCCGGGCAGTACTACTACGTCGATCTGACGTTGACCTCATGAATCCATGCGGAGAGCTGCTCAGCGTCATTCACAACCCCTGGGTCATCTGGGGATTCTTTCTGTTTCTGGGAACGTTTTTGCGTGCAATGCCGGACCCGACCGCGCAAAGCGGCCTGATTTACCGCTGGCTATACGGCATGGCGCATGGTCTGCTGTCGAACTGGGACGAAGTTGGTAAGGCGCTGAAGCCGGGAGCTAAACAGTGAGGATCAGGATATTTCAATACGCGGGCATCTGGGTAGCGCGGATCCCGCAAAGCGACGGAAAAAACGCCAACATCTACGGCTTCCCGACGATGCAGGCTGCTCATGTGTTCGCCACTACCGTGATCGAGCAGGCCCGCAAACTGCAGGCCAACATCACCGAGATGCTGGGCCCTAACGGATTCCTGAAGACGTGGAAACCGGCCGAGGGTGTGAGGGTCCAATGAGCGCAACGTTCCGCAAATACATTCCGTTCTCGAAGGTCGACGAAGCAAAGCGTGAAGTCTGGGGCATCGTCACTGCCGAAGTGCCGGACAAAGACGGCGAAGTCTGCGACTACGACACCACCAAGCCGTACTACAAGGCCTGGAATGATGAGTTCAGCAAGGCTACTGACGGCAAGAGCATTGGCAATCTGCGGCGCATGCACCAGCTCGACGCGATCGGCAAGGGTGTGGGGATCGACTTCAACGATCCGAACCGCGAGATCTCCATGGGGTTCAAGGTCACTGACGATCGCTCCTGGAACGATGTCCAGGAAGGCGTTCTGACAGGCTTCAGCCACGGCGGCTCGTATGTCAAGACATGGCAGGAAGACGGCAGGCGCTACTACACGGCTGAGATCTCCGAGGTCTCGCTGGTCGATAACCCCTGCCTGGGCGTGGCGCACTTCGCGTTTATCAGGGCAGACGGCGAAGTGGAAATGCGCAAGATTCGCAGTGAGGCAGTTACGGCCGTAGACGCAACGGGGGAAGCGTTGAAGGCTTTGCAAGCTGAGTTGGCCGCTATCAAAGCGGATTTGGAGAAAGGGAAAAACAGTATGGACCTCGAAAAAGCAAAATCCGCGATGGGCCACTTGAACAAGGCGATGGAACATCACGGCAAGATGGGCGATCACATGCAAGAGTGCATGAAGTGCATGGGTGAAGGCGGCACGGAAAAGGCTGCTGGAACTGGCACCGCGGCCGCCGCTGGCACGTCTCTCACTATGGCGGATGTCCAGAAGGCCATCACCGACAGCATGAATGCTGCGTTCCAGGGCTTCGCGAAAGCGATCACGCCGGCGGCCGCTGGCGGTGTCCAGCAGACGCAGCTCGTGACCAAGTCCCAGGACGCCCTCGGATCCGGAGTCAAGAAGCAGACCGTTAACGACATTCAGGACGATGCCTCTGACGTCAAGCCACTGAAGACCGTTGGCGCAATGGCGCGCGCTGCCGCGACCATTGAAGCTGGCACCCCACCGGCAAACGTACTGGCCATCGTCGGGGGAAGGCACTAACAAGCTTTTAGCAGGAAGGGCGCACCGCTCGGCGCTCCTTCGAAAACAAACGAAGGACACAAAACCATGGATGCGCTCTTAACTCAGGAAACTCTCGAACTCCTCAAGGCAAGCCCTCTTGCTAAGGACACCACCACCACCGGTATCTCGACTGGCACCGGCCTGCTGTTCTATAACTTGGAACCGCTGGCTCGCCGCATTTACCCGGTCCACTATCCGCTGCTCGCGAGCATCCCGCGCGTCGTTTCGCCGAATGCTGGCAGCGGTACAAGCGTCAACTGGAAGGCAATCGTGGGCGCTGATTCCACGAACGGCGGTTACCCGGGCATCTCGGAAGGCCACCGCAACGCATTCATGCCAGTTACCGAACGCAACTACCAAGCGGCGTTCAAGTACCTCGGCAAGGACATCTTCACGACCTTTCAGGCGCAGTATGGCGGCGAAGGTTTCGACGATGCCCGCGGACAGGCGCAGGTTAACCTCCTGAACTCGCTCCTCAACTCCGAAGAGCGCATGATCCTGTTCGGCAATTCCGGCACGTCGGGGCTCGGCAATGGCTTCCAGCTCGGGACCTGTGGCGCCCCGACAGTGGCCCTCAAGGCGACTGCGGCAATCGTGGCTTCGCAGGCCGTTGGCTCTGGCTTCGCTAACTCCACCAATGTTTCGGTAGCGTGCGTGGCCCTAACCGGCTGGGGGCTACAGATGGGCTCGGTCTCGTCTGGCATCGTGACTTCGTTCACGCGCACCAATGCGGACAGCACTCCGGACGTGATCTACGGGGGCTCCTCAGCGATCAGCGCAATATCCGCAGTCGTGACGGCCCTCACCGCTACGCCTTATGTCCAGGCCACTGTAACCCCGATTGCAGGCGCGATGGGCTATGCCTGGTATGTAGATTCCACCGACGCGGGCACCGGCAGCTTAGCGAACGCGAAACTGGTGGCCATCACCCCGACGCCCACCGTTTATCTCGGCAGCGTAGCGGCCGGCGGAGCGCAGACCGGAACGGCGACGGGCTTGAATGCTGACAACAGCGCTAACCCCCTCGACTTCGACGGCATCACGACTTGGACGCTAGGAGTCGGTCAGGCGCAGGGTTCCTACTGGAAGGATCTCCGCGGCGCTGGACTCACGGCGAACGGTGACGGGACGATTCAGGAGTTCGAGGATGTTCTGAACTACCTCTGGAACGCTTTCAAGTTGGCCCCGAGCAAGATCTACGTCGGCGGCTCGCTGATCTCGACCATCACGAAGGCAATCTTGACTGGCCCTGCGTCCGGCTCCACAACCGGCGTATCGGTTCAGCGCTTAAACTTCACGACTGACCAGGCGGGCGCGTTGACTGGCGGAACGCTGGCGGCGAGCTATCGCAAGAAGTACATCGTCTCGGCGCAGGCCGGTACGGCGGACATCCCGATGCAGACGCACCCCTGGCTGCCCGATGGCGTGATTCTGTTCGACCTCGAAGAGAATCCATACCCTGGCTCGAACATCCCGGCAGTGCGCCGCATCATGACGATGGCGGATCACTTCTCGATCGCATGGCCGCTGAAGAGCCTGCAATGGGAAATTGGCGCGTACTGCTTCGAAACGATGCAGCACTATATCCCGTTCGGGAGCGCCATGCTTACCGGCGTCGGGCACTTGGTGAACGGACAACCGGCCTAACACGACTTTCGTCCAGGCCTCCGACTGGACGAATCAAAGGGGTCTTTAGTCGAGCGGCTAAGGGCCCCTGAGACCACTCAGATGCCACTCACCACACAACCTCAGGACCTAACCACCGTCGCGCTGGTGGCGGCTTGGATGAACATAACCGGCAATGCCGCGAATGACATCATCCAGGGCGCGATCACTGCTGCGTCAACCATGGTCCTGCAGCGTACTGGGGTTGCATCGCTTAACTCGCTGGCCAGCTACACCGAACGCTATGACGGCAACGGTGGCAAGCGGCAGTTTGTACTCAACCCTCTGATCACCGCAGTCGCTTCGGTTGTGGTTGGCGGGATCACTCTCGCGCAATCGACCGACTATGTTTCGCCCGGTTGGGTCATTGACCAATCAAAGAAGAGCATTTCACTCATAGGCCCGATGCTGAATGCGGTCGGTTATAGCAGCTACGCGATCTATGGTCTCGCGCCGGCAAAGTTCCCGATGGGCAACCAAAACGTGGCGATCAGTTACACCGGCGGCTATTCCGACTCGACCACCGCAACGCATGCGCCGTGGGACGTAGAGCAGGCCGTTACGGAGCTCGTCGCAATCAATGTTTCTCGCCGTGGCTGGATAGACAAGGCCTCGCTGGACCTGAAAGAGGGCGGCACAACGACTTATCAACGGTGGGAAATGACGCCGTCGATTCAGGGCGTGATCTCGCGTTATACCCGGAGGGCGATCGTCTGATGTGGACCTACCAGCAAAAATCCGGTTGCCTCTGGCATGACTTGGACTTCGTAGCGGACGGCTATTCCGGCAAGAATGCCGGGCTCAATAACCCATTGCTGCAAGAAGTGCACAACGTTGGCCCTATCCCGCAAGGAATTTATAAGATTGTGTGCTGGTATCCCAGCGATTACGAACTCGGACCAACCGTCGCAGTACTGGTTCAGGTTGTGGGTGAATCCTTTGGGCGCTCGGGCTTTCGCATTCACGGCGACAATTCGGCGCGCAACCATACGGCATCTGAAGGTTGCATCATCCTCGATCACGCGACCCGGATTCGGATGCAGTACTCGAACGATCAGGTAATCGAGGTGACCGCATGATCGAGTTCACCGTAGAGGGCGATGGCCTGCTGGCGTCACTGCGCGGCAAGCGAGATCTGTTGGTTACGGCGCTGACTACGCGTCTGAACGGGCTACACCTAGAGCTGCAGCGGCGAATCCAGGAAAGCGTGCAGGGTCCGATCCTGCAGCAGCGATCGGGGAAACTCGTTCGCTCAATCGAGATGATTCCGGCTACGGTTACTGGCGATGCGATCGAGGGGACGGTTCAGGCCGGCGGCGGCATGGCGCCGTACGCGATCTACCAGGAACTAGGAACCCGTGGGCCATACAAGATTGTGCCGATCAACAAACAGGCTCTGGCGTTCATGATCGCCGGCCAGTCGGTTGTTCGGCGGTCCGTGATGCACCCTGGATTACAGCCGCGGCCATTCATGTCGACGGGCGTCGAGGCAATGGAACCGGAGATCATATCCGGCCTGCAGGGCGCAGTTGATCAGGTGGCAGCGCAATGAACCATCCGCGGGAGACCATCTACGCCGCGATCTTCGCGCAACTGCAGAGCGCTGGGGCAGTGTTCAGCACCTATTCGCGGAAGCTTTTGAAGTGGGATCAGGTGGACGCCTCGATTCAGCCGGCGCTTTTCATGTCGCAGATCCGAGAGGGCGCCGATCAGAACGCGGCTTTCGGACTGACCAGGTGGACCGGCCGGGTTTTGCTGTACATTTATGCGCGAGTCGATGAGCTTCCCACCACGGCCGGTTCGAGTACATTGAATCCGCTTCTCGACGCGGTCGAGTCGGCTCTCGCGAGCACGCCTCCCGGAGAGAAGCAAACGCTTGGCGGACTCGTTAACGAGTTACGGATCGATGGCGAGATCTTGATCGACGAAGGATTGATCGATGGGCAGGCAATAGCAGCTATCCCGCTCGTGTTTACGACGGGCATCTGAAAGGACTCTTCACATGGGCAACTACATTCAGTTCGGATCGGGCATCTTATACGTAAACCCCAATGCGGGCAACCTTGCGACCAACCCAACGCCGACACGCGGCCTGACCATTCAGGATATAGCGATCGACCAAAAGGGAGAAATCAAAGAACTGCGCGGATCAAGCCAGTATCCCGACGACACAGCGAAGGGCGACGTAAAGGGGACGTTCAAGTTCGGCATCGGCCGCAAAGACTTCTTGATGTTGAACCAGATCTTCTACGGCGACGTCCAGGCGGCCGGCGGAACATCGGTAGCGGTGGACGTTTCGGGGTCGATTCCTGCGACTAGCACTTATACCGTGACGCCCACCGTTCCAGGCTCCGGGACGTTCTCCGTTGATCTAGGCGTTCGCTATGCGGCTACCGGCATCGAGTTTATAAAGGTGGCGAGCGGCCCAACGGTTGGACAGTATGCGGTTTCCGCCGGCGTCTACACATTCGCCGCGGCCGACGAAGGTGTAGCGGTGCTGTTCGGCTTCGCCTATACCTTGACAGCAACCGGAGCGACATACCAGGTGAACAACCAGGCGATGGGCTATGGGCCCCAGTTTGAGGCTTACATCGTCGATCAGTATCAACCGAAGAGCGGCGTTTACTCCACCGTGCGGCTCTATGCCTGCAAGATTACCGGCGTGAGCATGACCAACAAGCGCGACGACTACGACAAGCCAGAACTCGACGGCACTTTTTTCGCTGCTGCCTCTGGTCGAGTCATCGACTGGTATAGCAACGTGGGATAGGCAGGCAAGGGCAGAGCGGGCCGCGTTACTCCTTTCGCGGCTCCGCTTCTTAACCGCTACGGAGGTAGCAAGCTTATGAAAATCCATTCGATCGATCTGGGAGACAGCACGGTTATATCCGTATCTCCTCTCACCATGGAACAAGTGGAACGAATCATCGACGCTCCGCCCACCGATAATCAGAAAGAATTACGCGAACGCACTTGGGCTACGATCTGGGCCGCTATCCAGAACACAGGCAAAGCCGTTCCGTGGAATCATCGCATCCCTCTCGACGCCAATGATCCAAGGCTCACGCTCTACGACCTTAAGGCAGCGATCACGATGCCGCAGTACATGCAACTGCATCGCGCGGTGCTCGAAATCTCCGGACTGCGGGTAGCATCGCCGGGGGAATCCGCGGCAGCAGCGGAGACAAGCTCGACTTTGCAGAGCTCCGAGGCTGCCTAGTCACAGCAACTGGATGGACCTATGCGGACATCGACCAGACGCCATTCATACGTGTCATGGAGTTGTTCGAGTATTGGCGTTCACATCCTCCGGTGCATCTGATGGTGGCCGCTTACCTGGGCATTAAGCCACAAGAAAAAGCTGCCGCGAGTTCACCCGAGCAGATCGACTCCTTCGTTAAGTCTTGGGGCGGATCGACCATGCACCCAGACAACCTTCCGGAGTGGGTCCAAGCATCGATAGCCATGACGGAGCCAAATGCCTGACGATACTATCCGCGTTGGTACCACCGTAGACCTGTCCGGCCTGAATTCAGGCATGTCCGCGGCCGTCGAGACCGTCAAGCGGTCGATGTCTCAGCTAAAGGCCGAGTTCCGATCGGCACAAGCTGCACTCACACAAGCGACGGCAGACCTGGCAGAGGCGCAAGCACAGTTGGGTGCAGCGGCGGCGGCGGGCAATCAGCAGGCAATTGAGATCATCGGGCAGTACGAGGCCCCGGTACAGGCTGCAGCCGCCAGCATGAAGGAGCTGCAGGCGGCAATCCTCCAAGAATCCGCGGCGGCCAATGAGGCGGCAGCATCCACGCAACGCATGACCGGCTCGATAGTGGAAGCGCGGGCCGCAGCGCAATTACTGAGCCGTGACCTCGGGGTGCGGCTCCCATTCGCCATTACCGGCCTGATGTCGCGCAGCGAGGCTCTGGCACCGCTGCTTCGCGCCGCACTGCCCGTTGGCATCGCGGTGTTCTTCGGTGAGGCCCTGGCCCGCATCGTCGACAAGACGTGGGACTGGGCTACCGGGCTGGACGTAGTCAAAGAAGATCTCAAGACTATTGGGAAAGTCCAGGAAGACGCAGCCAAGCAAGTTGAGCGCCTCACGGCCAACACGAAGCAGGCCCAGCTTGAGATCGTCGGCATCGTCGGCGGAAAGGGCGCGGAAGACGCGGCGCGCGGAGGAATCCTCAGCCGGGCAGTCGCTACCGATCAGGCCAGCCTCAAATCCCTGGACGCGCAACTGAGTAGCATCCAGTCGAGGATCAGTACGATCCGGCCGCCGGAGCCGCAAACCAAGGTCGGCAAGGGTGGAGCGGAGTACTCAGTCACCGCTGTAGATACAAATGTTGCGGCTCGCCATGAACTCGAAAACGAGATGAAGCAGATCAACGCGCAGATAGCTGTTGATCAGGCCAAACTCACGAACGACATGACCAACGCCGCGAAGGAACAGGCGGCGGCCGCTAAGTCGACCAGCGAAGAGCAGCAGCTGGCATCAAAGAAGGCAGAACAGGCGCTCAAAGAACAGGAACGATACCTCGATGCCCACAACGCCGAGATTCTACGCGAGCAGAACGAGGCCATCGAAGCGGAGCGTAAGGCGACTGATCAGCAGTTAAAGTTACGGGCCGATCTACTGCGAGGGATTGCTGGCTACAACCGTGCACTGGAAGACGAAGAAAAGCGGGCAACCGAAGAGCGTAATCGGCAATTTGCAGACTCCATTCGTAAGCAGCAGACTGACCTTAAAGAGCAGATCGAATCCGAAAAGGATCTGCTGAAGGCATCCCACGAAGCGGCGATGTCGGGCCTGGATTCCGGATCGAGGGGGCCGAGTCTCAATAAGTCCCTCGGCGTAGCAAGCCCAACTGAAAATCTTGATCGCATGAAGGCAATGCATCAGGCGGAACTCGCGGAAACGCAGTCCTACTATGCGCAGCTGGCCCGAATCGCGGCAGCATCGGATAACCCGGCGGAAGTGGCGAAGGTTGAAGCGGAGCGTGTGGCCGCGGTGGGCAAGGCGAATCAGCAGATCATCCAGGATCAGGAACGGCTCCGCGACCAGCAGCTTGCCGTATTCCGCCAAATGACGGACGGTTTCAACAGCGCTGTAAGGCAGTGGGTGATCACCGGGCAGGGATTCGGGCGCGACATGCGCAATGTGTTCGCGGGGATGCTGGCAGACCTAATGGTGAACCTCATCAAGATGGCCGAGCAGTGGGTTGTGCACGAAGTTGTGACGCTCGCAACCCACGTAGCGGGTAACCAGGCGAAGGTGGCCAGTGATGCGGCGGCCGCCGCTCAATCGAGGGCGATTACCTCCGCAACGACGTTGCAGCAGGTAACCGCAAACGCCGTGAAGGCTGCTACTGGGGCGTACGGCGCCGTAGCGGCTATCCCGATCATCGGGCCAGTCTTGGCACCTATCGCGGCGGCTGGCGCATTCGCTGGCGTCGAGGCCATCGGAGCTGTGGGGGCATTCGAGATGGGCGGAATCGTTCCGAACACCGGCTTGCACTTGCTGCACGCGAACGAGATGGTGCTGCCTCGCCAGATCTCCCAGAACGTGCAAAACATGACGGAGCGCGGCGGCGGTGGAGGAAACCAGTTAAACTACACCGCGAATTACCACAACATCAGCGATAAGCAGTTCCTGTCGCTCGCGACCAAGCACGGCTCGACGATAGCTGGAATAATTCGCCAGCACGCGCGGAGGCAGAACCTTGGGTAATCTCGTATTCTCTCCGCCTGTTGGTCGAAGCTGGCCGATAAAAAAGACGCCCAAGTTCTCGACGCAGGTCTTGAGCACGGTCTCCGGACGCGGACAACTACGGAACCCGCTGTACCAATACCCGATCTGGGAATTCGATATGAACTTCGGATACCTGCGCGGCAACGAGCAGCTTTCCCAGAGCGAGTATCAATACCTAGTGGGCTTCTATCTCGCTGTGCAGGGTGCGTTCGATTCGTTTCTTTATTGGGATCTGAAAGACAATCAGGTCACAAACTGCTACTTCGCGACTGGCAATGGTGTCGCTACCGAGTGGCAGCTTACGCGCAACATCGGCATCGGAGTGGACATCGTACAGGCCCCGATCATCCCAGGTCCATCCGTTGCGCCGTTCACGATTTACGCCAACAACACTGCGCTTTCGGCGTCTGGCTACACCGTGCAAAACGGTCTAGTGGAATTCATAAGCCCGCCGGCCAACGGAGCCATTCTCACATGGAGCGGCCAGTATTACTATCGCCTGCATTTCCTCGAAGACTCGCTCAGTGATTTGCAGATGTCCATGGATTATAAGGGCGGTCTCTGGGAACTGGACAGCCTAAAGATGGAGAGCGTTCTGCTGTGAAGAACTTCTCACCAGCCTTGCTCGCGCTGCTCCAGGGCAACACCGAACTGATCCGCGCGGACCTGTTCAAGTTCCAGTTGCGCAATGGCCAGGTGCTCGCGGCCACGTCCGGGCAGCTCGACATCACGTATAGCGGCGTGACTTACAAGGCATCGAGTCAGTTGACGAACGGCGCATGGAAGCGCGGAACGGTCAGGCTGTCACTCGGTACCGAGTCGAATAACTGCACAATGACCTGCAATGCCGGACCGCTGGTCTACTTCCCGGGAACGACGACACCAATCCTTACGGCTCTCCTGAAGGGACTTTTCGATAACGCAATCCTGACGATCTATACCGCTTACATGCCGGTTTACGAATACGGCAATGTGAGCGCTGGAGTCGAGACTAAGTTTGTCGGCATCTGCGGCAAGATCACGAAGCAGGGACGCACCACTGTGCAGCTAGAGGTGAATGACCTGCTGTACATCCTGAACGTGCAACTACCGCGAAACCTGATTCAATCGAGCTGCAGGCACACTCTCTACGATCCGAACTGCACGCTCAGCCGCTCGACGTTCGCCCAGGGCAACGCGATCAACGCCGTCTCAGGAACTTACGTTAACCTGCAGTCCGCGATCAGCCAGCCTCCTCCGTACTTCTCGCAAGGAACTATCGATGTCACGAGTGGGCAGAATGCGGGACTGGCGGCCACTATCGTGCAGCAGAACGGACCGACCCAGTTACTCATCACGGTTCCGTTTCCGTTCCCTTTTGCAAATGGTGACTCGGTAAGCATCGCTCCCGGGTGCGACAAGACAGTAGCTACCTGCACCAGTCGATTCAACAACCTGATCAACTTTGGCGGAGAGCCATTCGTTCCGGCTCCGGAGACAGTTTTATGAAGTGCGCTTATTGCAACGCGGATATCCGAACGCCGTTCCTGCTTCAGAGGGCCAGCACGCAAGCGCTGGAGGTTTCCTGGAACACGGTGGAGATGCGCCCCGGCGATCTCGCGTTCTGCAATGAATCGCACCACGCGAGGCACCTGGCGGAGCATCAGGCGAAGCCACTGCCGGGAGGTAAGCATTGACCCGCGAGGACATCACCGGCGAGGCGCTTAGCTGGCTGCGCACCCCGTACCATTTCGAAGCTAGGCTGAAGGGCGTAGGCGTCGACTGTGGCACCTTCCTGCTATGCGTGTTCGAGGCCTGCGGCTATCTGGGGCGCGTAGACGTGGGCCACTATTCGCAGCAGCACCACTTGCACTCATCGGAAGAGAAGTACCTCGGGTGGGTCAGTAAGTTCTCGCATGAAGTACCGGAGTCAGAAGCCGGGCCCGGCGACGTTGTTATGTATCGCGTCGGCAGATGCTTCAGCCACGGCTCCATAGTGATCAGTTGGCCGGATCGGATCATCCATTCGGTTTACCGACAGGGCGTGATCCTGAGCCACGGGACGAACGAGAGCCTGATTCAGGGGCGTGCAAGAAAGTTTTTCAGTGTATTCGGAGGGAATGATGCTTCAAGCATATAAGCAAGTAATCTCAGACATAACCGCGAAGCGCGATGCGCTTACGATGACACTCGACGCGCTGTTGGCGTGCTGTCCAGAAGGGGAAGCTCCGGAGCCTAAGAAGGCAGTCCGGAAGGCTGCGCCAGCTGAGCGGACGCCACGGGAACCGGCCAGCGAGGAAAAGCCGGTTAGCGCTCCCCGTCCGGAGCCAACCATGACGATATCGGCCGCAGTTCTGCAGGCCGTGAAAGAATCTCCTCGAACGAGCACAGAGGTTGCGGATCGAGTTGAAGAGTTGCGACCTGGAACGTACCGCACGTCCATCTGGCCGGATATCAATACCTTGGTGCGGGCCGGGAAGCTTCATAAGGACGATGCGCTCAAGCTTCGCGTTGTTCAGAACGGCCGCATCGTATGAAGTACGAATACTTCGTGCTCGACACCAAGATGTCCGCAACCGAAACCCAGAAGATCCTGGATGATTGCGGTAAGAACGGCTGGGAATTGGTCTCGGTCGATAAAGGCGTGATGTATCTCAAGCGTCAAATCGTCATTGCCAAGCGCTAAATGAGCCTCTTCAACTCTCCGAACGCCAACGCGAATTCGAAGCTCTCGAACGTCCAGGTCACCCAGGCGATCCAGGGCAGCGTGATCCCGTTGGTGTTCGGGAGGAACCGGGTTGCAGGCTTCCTGCTCTGGTACGGCGACTTCCGGGCCACGGCGCAAAAGCAGCAGGGCGGCGGAAAAGGGATCGGATCTCCGACCACCACAACGTGGGATTACACGGCGGCAATGCAGATCCTGATTTGCCAAGGCCCCATCGGATCAGTCCCGCAGATCTGGAACACAAACGGCCAGATCGGGCAATCGAACAACGTCGAGAATTACACTGTCCCGCCTGGCGGCGGCAGCTACACGATAAGCCAAGGAGCATACAGCCCAACCGATCAGGGCGTCACGGTTGAGGGATCATTTAGCTTCACGGCGAACGATTATGGCTCACCTGGGCCGACTTCATTCAGCGGCACGTGGGGCGTCCCGATGCAGGCCGTTGCGTCCAGTCCGGCAACTGGACAGTACACCTTCAACTCGGCTACGGGCACTTACACCTTCAGCGCGGCGAACGCTGGAGCGGTGGTAACGGTCTATTACAGCTACAGTCTGCAATGGCTCACGACCAGCGAGATCTACAACGTTCCGCCATCATCGCCATGGCAGATCGGTGTGCAGAACGCTGCCACCTTTCACGGCAACATCAGCGTCGTGTTCTATCCCAGTGGCACGCTGCTGACGAAGGTTGGTGGAAGCCCGACAGCCACCGGGCAATATCAGGTTGTTGGCAGCGGCGTTTATAACTTCTTTTCTGGTGATGCAAACAAGGCTATCGAGATCACCTATCAGTATGAGGACAATTCCGCGCTCACGCTGCCTTCTACGGCTCTGAACCTTACGCTATTCAACGGTGCGCAGGGGCAAGCCGCATGGAGTTGGTTGATCGCTCCGTTCCCCGGCAACGTGCTGGGCTACACGCAACTCGCGTACATGGCCAGCAGCGAGTTCCAGCTCGGCACAACGGGCGAGATGCCGAACTACAACTATGAAGTTGTGGGGTTCTTCCCGTTCGGCGGCAGCATTCAGGACGCGCACCCGTGCGATGTGATCACGGGCCTTCTTATTGAGTCGGCTTATGGCGCCGGTTTCCCGGAGGCTAATCTCGATAATTGGAAAAACGGAAGCACCAGCGTCTACAACTTCTGGGCCGCTAACAATTTCTTCATCAGCCCGATATTGAACTACCAGCAAACGGCGGCATCGATCATTCAGGAATTCATCGAAGCCGGGCAGGCTGGCATGTATTTCTCGGAAGGCCTGCTGAAGCTGAAGCCATACGGAGACACCTCGGCGGCCGCGAACGGGTATGTCTTCAATCCGCCAACTACCCCGATCGTCGATCTCGACGACGATGATTTTATAAGCGATGGGGGCAGTGACGAAGATCCGGTAACGTTCAGCCGGGCGGACCCGATGGACATCTGGAACGCCGTGAAGGTGCAGTACTCGCCGCGGATCAACAGCTACAACTCGGACGTCGTTGAGGAAAAGGACGATTCGCTGATCTCGATCTATGGCTTGCGGGCGGAAGCGAGTCAGGATTATTCGTTCATCTGCACGGTCCAGGCGGCTCAGTTCGCTGCAAACCTGAGGCTGCGGCGTCAGTGCTACATCCGCACAACCTACCAATTCTCGCTTGGCTGGAACTACTCATACCTGGAGCCGATGGATCTTGTTACGATCCCGCAGGGCGTGCTGGACGGAACCGGATCAACGGTCAAGGTTCCAGTGCGCATTACGGAGATCCAGGATGATGAGACGGGCGAACTGAAGATCACCGCGGAAGAGTTTCCGTGGGGCAATGCCAGCGCCACGCTCTATCCAAAACAGAGCGGGAGCGGGTTCAATCCGGCGGCTGGCAATGCAGATCCCGGCAATACCGTTGCGGTGGTGATTGAGGCTCCTAATCGGCTGGCGCTGCAAAAGGGGAACATCCTTTATATCCTGTGCACCGGATCTACGCCGGACTGGGGCGGATGCGATATCTACGTTTCGACAGACGGTACGGATTACACCTTCTACGAGCGCTGCAACACGCCGGCACGTACCGGGGTTTTGCAAACCGCGCTCCCCTCTGCGTCCGGAACCGCTACAGGGTTCACGGCATCGCCCAACCCGGCGACCGGTCTGGCGAGCCACACAGCGACGTTCTCAACGACCCTCACGTGGAGCGCTGCTGGCTACACCACTGTAGATATCTATCTCGGCGGCGGGCCAGGCGTGGGAACGCTCGTCTTTAGCAACCAATCTCCAAGCTCGTCCGGATCCGTCACAGCCACAACGGGCAATCAATACTATCTCTGCGATCATGTTTCCGGATTCGTGATCGCAATTCTGGGAGTCATCGGTACCACCGCGACACCAACGGGAGCAGGCAGCATCTCGGCCACGCCGAACCCGATCCCGGTAGATGGTGCTACCTCTCTCGGACTTTGCGAGGTCGCGTGGAGCGGCGGAACGAGCAACACCCAAATATGGGTAGGCTACCCAACCTCAGCCGAGGGCGGAACGCTTTGGGGCGCTGGACTATCCGGAACATCGTTTTCCTTCACTGGCCAGTGGGTACAGAACGGGCAACCATATTACCTTGTGGACGGAACAACTGGGACCGTCTATGCGGTTACCACCCTATATCTGAGCTTCCCCTATGTCGGGCAAGAAGTTACGGTCCAAATGGCGACCCAGTCAATGACCCTGTCTAGCGTGAATGCGGCTTCCGCGGCCCAGGATCAAACGCTATCGGCGATCATTTCTTCGGGTGGCGTAGAGCTGTTCGACTACCAGGCGGCAACGCTCATTGGTCCAGGCCTCTACCAACTGCAGTCATTACTCCGCGGCGTCATGGGCTCAAGCGTCGTCGCCCACGTCGTCGGTGATCAGTTCGTACGCCTCGATCAAGCCGCGGTCGAGTATCAGTTTGACCCGAACTATCATGGGGCGACCATCTACCTGAAATTCGTGTCATTCAACACCCTGGGCCAGATGCAGCAAAGCCTAGCAAACGTAAGCCCATTGACCGTTGCACTTCTCGGCGCCGGACAGGGGCCGATCGCGCTTGAGACCGGGATATTTCAGGCAGGACTCGGGGCGGTTCCGAACTCGTACGCGGGAACGCTCACTTACACCTCGGCAACGACCAGCATCTCATGGACCTGGAATCTGACCGTCTATCGTACCGACAGCAACCTAACGGTAAACACGTATGCCGGCCAGCAAGGGGTGAATGGACTTACGGCGAACACGTCATACAACTTCTACCCATTTCTGGATGATTCCCAATCCCCTTCGGTTGTGACCATGGTCACGGACGGAGGCGTAGGCAGCCCGGCTTGGGCGCACTCGGGGACGAATGTGCTGTGGACGCAAGAGCAAGCGAGCGCTAATCACCTGGCGCTCTCCAGCGGCCCTGTCGCAGCGGCGACCACCACCAGCGGAACGGGCGGAGGAAGCGGCGGCGGAACGGGCGGAGCATGCCCGCGAGAGGACATGCGGGTGCGGGAGCGCACATACGGAGTGATCCCGTGCGGTGAGCTATTCGTGGGGGCCGAGATCGAGGCGGATTGCGGGTGGGTGCGCGTGAAGCGCTGCGACCGTAAGCAACGCTACCTATGGATCGAGATCGATACCGATTGCGGCGAAACCCTGGTGGTAACCCCGATGCATCGCTGGCCAACAATGGAACGGGAACTGGTCGCCTCGAACGCCTTGACGGTCGAATCAATCCTTAAGCAGCGGGACGGAGCTGCATTCATTAATGGCCTGAGAGTGCTCCGCGAGGAAGCATGTGCGATCGCGCTGGAGGTGGAATCGCTGGAGCACTGCTACTACATCGGCTCCGCGGAGCCCTGCATCCTGACCCACAATCTGCAACCGGACATCAGCTAAATGAGACGCCTTTACGTAACCCAGAAATCCGTATGGTCCGGACCGCACAAATGGGCGGAAGGCCACACGCGGCCGCGATACGAGTTGTGCCACCCGCAGACCGGCTCTCACTATATCGACCTGCCCGGCGGCTTTATCCTGTGCAGCACGGACTTTGCGAGCGAGTGGGCCGAGGAAGAATGGCACGCGCACCCGGAGATCGCGCGGCTCCCGCATCCGACGATGGAGGGCGGCGTGAAGCTGGGCGACCTACTGACGCCGGCGTGGGAGCACAAACAATACCGGGCGCACCATCGCGAGGCGCTCGCGGCGATCGGGATCGAGGACGCCCACACCGTCTGGGACGTCCACCGCATCGCGAAAGCTATCCACCCGCTCGTGCGGCTGAGTCACACGTATTGACGAGCCACCAAACAATGCGGTACTGTTTTGTTTTCGACGCGGGTTAGTAGAGTGGCTCTACGCTAGGCTCATAACCTTGAAACGCCGGTTCAACTCCGGCACCCGCTACCAAAGATACAACCCCACAACAGAAGGGGCGCATGATAGACAGCTACCCGCAAGGGGCCTGACAATGGATGTCCCGGGACTGTAGTTCCGGTTCATGAGGCAACGGGCCATAGAGTTAAATAACCGTTGACGCTGGAACGTTCGTGAAATCCTAAGCGCCCAAAACTTCCCGCTGGTCGAGTCCCTTCTAGTCTCTCCAAAATAGTCCTGAATGCTAACGAGGGTAATTGCGCTCGCCCTGCTCACTTGCGGTGCGCTCTTTGGTCAGGCCTACACGACCATCACGGCGAATCAGATAAAAGACAATAATGGAAACCCGTTGGCGTCCGGGAATCTCTGTTTCGTCGCGACCGACTCCGCTAACAGCAACATCACGTATACGCCGTCTGGCGGATCTCCCATCTCGTCCGGCACGCCGGTCTGTGGGACGGTCACTGCTGGCGTGCTCGCCTCCGGATTCCAGATAGCCAATATCGCGACGGCGAGCCCGGCTGGACTCAATTACCGAGTCTTCACAAGCGACGGCATCTCGACCGTCTACGTCATTGTCCCGCTGGTCACTGCGGTCACTGGCGCGTCGTTCAACTGGGATGCGTATGCTGCGCAATCGCTGAATAGCGGATCTTTCAAGGTAACTGGCGACGGCGTACCGCGCATTGCCTGCAACGCTGGAGCGCAATACGATCAGACCGACGTGACGGCGCACTGGCTATGCGTGAACATCGCTGGGCAGGGAAGCTGGGGCCTCAACGGCATCATCCCGAACCAGGGCAGCGTCGGACTCTTCGGAGCGCAGGCCGTGCTCGGATTCTATCCGGGGCTCTTCGGCGCATTCGATACGGGCATCTCGCGGCAATCCGCCGGCGTCCTGGCGCTGGGCAATGGCACATGGGGCGACACCTCGGCGACCGTTAAGGCTGCCCATTTCGTGGGCGACGGCTCGGAGCTCACCAACGTGGCCTCAACCGTGATGAGCATCAAGAGCCTCGGCGCGACTTGCAACGGAGCCTCTGACGACACCACGGCGCTGACGACTCTTGCCACCATGGCGAACGTAACCGTCGTATTCCCGTCCGGCGGCGCATGCGGCCTCAGCGCTAACATCACCATCCCGAGCACGGTTCAGATCCAAGTGCAGTCCGGAGGTGGTATCGACGTAGCCAGCGGATTCACCCTCACCGAGAGCGGTCCGATTGATGCGGGCCAGTACCAGATATTCTTCGGCTCCGGAACGGTTTCCGTGACGTTCCAGCGCGACGTCTACGCGTACTGGTTTCCGGGTAGCGGCCTGGGGGCTCAGGTTACAGCGGCCGTTGCAGATCTCGGCGTGGGATGCGGACACATCAGATTGCCGCGGACTAGTACAAACTTTTCCACCACGTGGAATCTGGACAACAGCGTCGGGTGCGACGTCGACGGCGGCGGAAGCATCACGGGCGGAAGCGCGACGAATAACGTCTACCTGATCTACACCGGAACGAGCAACATAATCAGCGCCCGCTCAGCCACCGGACTAAAACTACACGGCTTCTCGATAGTGGCCAACAATGGCAGTTTTAATGCGAAGGGAATCGACCTCACGCATTCATCGGCAGCCACCGACACCTTCAAGGCCAAAATCTCGGATATAGCCTTAGTGACCACGGCTGGCGCGAAGTACTCGATTGCCGTAGATTTCAACCTGGCTATTGATTCCTCGATCGAAGATTCGCTCCTCGCTGGCTATGTGATCGGGGTGAATGGGACAAGCTCCGCAAGCCCCGGGTACTCGAACGCGAATGGGATCAAGCAAGTCGACTTCGAATCTTCCTCGGTCAGTACTTATTCGATCCTTAACCCCGGCGAAGGTTGGTCTATTGATAACGACACCTTCGAGAATGGCGGAAACACAACCCTGTCACCGATCGGATGCAACCTGACTGGCGGGAATGAATTTAAAGCCGCTGGCGTAGTCATCACTGCTGGCTGGTTCGGGGATTGGGCGAACAACTCAAACGCAACCCAAGTGCAGGTGTGCGGTCCAGGCTGGAACGTTGCGGGCAACTTCATGGCTGGACCGGGGGGAACCCCAACCTTTAACGAGTTCTCCATTACCGCTGGAGTGGCCGGGTTCAGCGCTACGGCGAATGATTTCGACATTGTCAGCACGGGCACGAACAACATCGTAAACCTGGGATCTCCAAACGCAAACATCGTGCTCATGGCGAACAAGATGGAATCTGCGCCGACCAACTTCCTGGTAGGTACATGCACGAACGGATACATCACGGATTACAACGGCGCGCAGTTGTGTCCGTATCCGTCCGGCCCCCTATCTGGAAGCTTCAATGCTACGACTGCGCCGACGCTCCCCGCGCAGGTCGGAGGAAGCGGCGCATTCTTCACCGGCGGATACGCAAGCCCAACTGTAGGCGCGCTTTACATTGGCGACGGCTCTGGATATCACTTTGTCTTCCGCAAGCGCGTATCGAGCACTGACACCGACCTGGGCTACATCCAGGACAACGGAACCTTGCATTTCTCCGGATACTTCTCCGGGGCTTCCGCCGGCGTTTCTTGCACCGGCACACCGACTTCACTCTTCACCAGCTTAAATGGCATCGTGACGCACTGCTGATCTAAAGGAACACTTTACATGAAAAGGCTTCTCCTCTTTCTACTCTTCACCACCGCTCCGCTTCTGGGGCAAAGCAAGGTCGAGACAATCTCAATATCCACCGATTTCACCGTGGGGACTTGGTGTCCGGCTTCGCAGTTCAACGCCATCTACGTTAACGTGCAAGGGTCCGGGAATCAGTTCGTTTGCACGCCAGCTTCGCCAACCGCGAACTACGGAAGCTGGACCAAGTTGGGAGGATCGAGCGGCGCCGCGAATGTCACTTGGACCCTGACACCGACTGACGTCATTGGCGTAACCGAGGCCTGCGCGCATTGGTCGATTCCATACACGTCAATCCAGGCGTCCGCGACGACTCAGGACATCACGCTGTTCACGCTGCCGGCCGGTTACCAGATGGAGAGCCACGTCCGCGAAAGTACGTCATTCACTGGGCCGACTGGGCTTACGGCGGCGAGCGTGAGTATCGGCATGACCGCGCTTGCGGCAACCGAATACATGCTGCCCTTCCCGCTCTTCCAGACGGCCAACACGCTACGGTACACCTCGGGCATGTACTCGGCGCAATACGCTGCTCACGCGGTGTATCTGGAGTTCAAAAACACGACCGCGGTTTCGCCAATCAACTTCGGGAACGGAACCGCCACAAACTTCACCGCCGGCAGAGAAGAGGTGCATGTATGCGTTCAGCAATTGCCCTAATCCTATTCGCTGGTGCGCTCCATGCGCAGTACGTCACTGCGTCTTTCGGCCCTTCCAGCCGCTACAATGATCAGTTCTTCGGCATTAATGGATGGGCACAGACGGGCAAGTCAACATCTGGAGACACATGGTCCTGCGCGTGGGCGGATGATAGCAATACTTACTGCACGTGGAACGACGGGCAAGGAACGGTGGCTGGCAATGCCTCGGGACGCAACGTCGGCGTGTACATCATGTCCACTGACCTTAAGGCCGCCACGATCCAAAATTCATTGGACGACTTCGCGATCAGCGTTTGCGTCTATAACGGAGTGGCTGGAAATAATCTATGCACGAACCAGCCCGGATCGTGGACGGACGGGTATACCTGGAAATCGACCGGCTTGGCGAGCGTCCATGGCGTGCTCTATCTGAGTGTGCAAAGGCAATATGACAACCCGCCGTTCAACACGAACAATGCCTCGATCATAAAGAGCTATGACCATGGGTTGACCTGGTGCAATTACACTCATTCGACGCCGACCGGCTGTAGTGGGGCCAGTAGCATATCTGGCGAGACTGGCGACGTGTTGACGAGTGGACAGTCCCTCTGGACTACAACGACGATGCGCGGACCGACGCCGGTAACATATTGCCAAGACAATTCGATCAACTGCCCCAGCGTCGACAGCAACGGGACGTACACGTACCTGACTACGAATGCCTCAGACTTCAGCGGCTACCGGCTGCTGCGCATTCTCACGACGCAGCTTCAGGACTTGGCGAACTTCACCGCAAACGTTCAGTACTGGCAGGGAACATCTGGAGCCGACATAGGTGACTCATCGAACTGGTCGAGCACGGTTGGGGATGCGGTTCCGATCATCACTGGGCATCACCTCGGGCAGTCGCAGGTCTATTACATAGCGGCGTTGCAGCGATACATCTTCATCGCCTGGGAATTCCAGGAATACTCGACGAGCCTGACGCCAGGTGGCAATTACTCACAGCGGGTAGTCTACTCGTCTCCGTCTCTGTCTGGTCCATGGACGGCTTCACCAATCATTCCCGGCGACGATCAGTACCTCGCTTACTTTGCGCTCTTCCCATCCACCGTCTCGCAGATCAGCCCGAGTCAAGTTACGGCAACATTCGCAAGCGTTGGAGACTACACCACGCAGAGCGGGGGATCTGCATGGGCACTAAACCCGTACGCCCTTCACTATGAGCCAGTGACGCTCACGCTTTCGAGTGCCCCTATCGCGGCTCCGAAGTACGTTGGGCACGGCCGTGACAACCTAATCTCCAACGGGTTGGTGCAGGACCTGCGATTCTTCCCCGAGCAAAGCTCGTCAGGCGCGATCACGGATTTCTCGGGCAACGGAAATACGGCCAGTGGCGCATTCCAGGGCATCTATACGGGGCAGGGCGATGCCTCTTTCGACGGGCAGACTTACGATGTTAACACCGGGATCAGATATACGGGGCGCGATTTCACGACGTTTCAAGTATTCCGGAAGCAGTGGACTACAACTTCCTATGAGCAAGTTATCGGCAACGGAGGTTCGGCGAGTTGCCCAATTAATGTATATCGATATTCCACGGGCTTTTCGGCGC